CAAATGACAATCCCTGAAGGGGGTCTAAATGTTCAGGACGCAGCAGAGATGTTGCTCCAACGGGTTGAGAGCGCTGGTGAAAACCAAAACGCCAATGAAGAACCAGAAGAAATGCAGTCCTCAATGTTTGAGGGCGAGGCTGAAGTCGAACAAGAAGAGACATTCGACGATGCCGATGTGATTGAAGGTGATGAAGCAGAGGCTTACGAGGAAGACTCAGGCGAGAGGTTCACGGTCAAGGTTGACGGTGAAGACATCGAAGTTGGGTTAGACGAGTTAGTCAACGGTTACAGCCGCCAATCATCGTATACGAAAAAGTCCCAAGCGCTTTCGCAAGAGCGAAAAGAGTTTGAGGAACAGCGAGATGCAGTCTTACAGGAACGGTCTGTTTACGCTGACATGCTATCGAAACTACAAAATCGTTTGCTGTCAGAAGACACGGTTCTTGAGCCTGATTGGGATGCTCTGTTTGATGAGAACCCCATACAGGCTACTCGCCAAAAATATGAATGGGACAAAGCCCAGCAGTCTCGTCAGGGTCAGTTACAAAAGATCTCTGATGAGCAAGAGCGGCTATCCCGCGAACTACAGGTTGAGCAAGATCGCGCCATGCGCGACATCGTGACTGAGCAAACTGCTGAAGTCCGTAAGTTGATTCCTGAGTGGAACAACGACAAAGGCTTCAAAGAAGGCGCTCAGACGCTTCGGAACTGGCTGATTGATTACGGTCTGGACGAAGCAGACGTAAATTCTATGGTGATGGCAAAGCACGTTGAGCTAGCTGAGATGGCTAGGCGATACGCGCTAGGCATGAGTCGTAGTAAAGAACGTCCTGCTAAGCAAAAGACTGTACGAGCTGGCGTAAGCCAGCGTCGTGGAAAGGCAAGGCCCAAAGCAAAAGCGGCACAAGCTCAATCTCAAAGACTGCAAAAGAGTGGTCGTCTGCAAGATGCAGTCGATTTAGCAAAACTTTTGGAACTTTGAGGTAACTAACAATGGCAATTGTTACAAACACATTTACGCGCTACAGCGCAGTAGGCATCCGCGAGGAGCTTGCAGACGTGGTGTACAACATATCACCACAAACAACCCCGCTAGTATCTAACATTGGTAGTGATAGCGTATCTAACACATTCTACGAGTGGCAGAGTGATGAGCTGGCAGCAGCTTCAGCTAATGCACAAATTGATGGCGATGACCTAGCATCATTTACCGCCATAACGCCAACAGTAAGGCTTGGTAACTATACGCAAATCATGCGTAAAGACTTCATCATCGCGGATAACTTAGAAGTTATTGACAGCGCTGGTGGTGCAAACACACGCGCATACCAGCTTGTAAAAGCTGGTAATGAGTTGAAGCGAGACATCGAATTCAACATCTGCGGTGTTAACCAAGCGGCAGCGGCTGGTGCAACCGGCACCGCTCGTAAAGGAGCTTCGCTCTCTGCTTACATCAAGACCAACACGAGCAAAGGAACTGGCGGTGGTGATCCCACCACCTCTGGCGGTGTTGTAAACGCAGCTCGTACTGATGCTAGCGCTGGCAACCAGCGTGCTTTTACGGAAGCAATGCTGAAGACAGTGCTGCAAGGCGTTTGGACGGAAGGTGGTGATCCATCCATGGTGATGGTTGGCCCATTCAACAAAACGGCTGTGAGTGCATTTGCTGGTATTGCAGGTCAACGCTACATGGCTCCCGGTGATAGCCCTACTACCATTATTGGTGCTGCTGATGTGTACATCAGTGACTTCGGTAGTGTTTCTATTGTTCCAAATCGCTTTCAGCGAGAGCGTGATGCGTATGTCTTAGATCCTGATTTGTTGTCACTGGCTGTTCTGCGAAACATTCAAAATGTTGAGCTAGCCAAGACAGGTGATGCACACAAAGAGATGGTGATTTTTGAAGGCTCACTGCGAGTCGATCAGGAAAAAGGTCTCGGCATCATCGCGGATCTGACCACGGCGTAACGGGTTGGGATCGACATGACTGAATTCAAAAAGGTTCTGGAATACGACCCGCTCACCAAGACCAAGACGACCTTCGGTTACGAAGAGTCGTCTAGTGGTCGTGAGTCTGATGACTCTGTAGTCATTCAGACTCAGGTTGATGTGACTGACATCGTTGAATCGAACAAGCGTCGTTTCAATGAGGTTGATAAGCACCAGCCATGGGGTGATGGGTTTGGAACTAAGGTTGCGTCGATCCCGCTCACGTTGCTTCACGAGTTACGGCAGAAAGGCATTTTGAACGACCAAAAGGCGTTCAAAAAATGGCTAAACGATCCAGAGAACCGAGCGTTTAGAACGCGAGGTGGGAAAGTCTAAATGGCAATCACGACGTACAGTGAGTTGCAGTCGTCTATCGCAGATTGGTTGAATCGTGATGATTTGACCGCTGTGATCCCAGACTTTATCACGCTGTCTGAGGCTCAGTACAACCGCTCAATCAGGCATAGAAGCATGATTGTGCGGTCTAGGGCTGACATTGATGCCAGATACTCTGCGACCCCTCCCGATTGGATACAAACGGTACAGCTTATCCTGCTGACGAATCCCGTTCAGCCGCTCGACTTCGTAACGAATGAAGAGATGAACAAAAAACGAGCGGCGTCTAGCGCCGTTCAACGTCCGAATTGCTTTACTCATGTTGGCACTGAAATACAGGTGTACCCAAGTCCCGACACGACATACCAAGCAGAGATCGTTTATTACGGAAAGATCCCGGCGTTGTCTGACAGCAATACGTCGAACTGGTTGCTGTCCCTTTCTCCAGACATCTACCTCTATGGTTCTTTGCTTCAGGCAACGCCGTACCTCCGTGACGACGAAAGACTGCCGGTTATCGCTTCGCTTTATCAGCGAATGATTGAAGACATGAACATCTCTAACGAGAGAACCAGTGGACAAACATCGACGCAAATGCGCGTCCCAAGTTTTGGATAGACCATGGCTTTTACTGATTACTTAGAAACAAAATTGCTTGCTCATACGTTCTCGAATACGGCGTTTACAACGCCGGGAACAGTGTATGTAGCTCTGTACACGGTTGCGCCTACGGACAGCAGCGCAGGCACTGAAGTCAGTGGCGGCAGCTATGCCAGACAAAGTGCAGCGTTCACCACCAGTGGCAACACAGCATCTAATACATCAGCTATCGAATATCCAACTGCGACCGCAGGTTATGGAACTGTCGTGGCTGTGGCAGTGCTCGATTCAAGTACAAGCGGGAATATGTTGGCCTACGCAGCTCTCAGCGCGAACAAAACCATCGCCACAGGCGATGTGTTTCGTATACCCGCTGGCGACCTAGACATCACGCTTAATTAATGAGTCAGGGATATGGCAATGGCTCATGGAATCAAGGCAGATATGGTGTTTGGTCTTATCAAGACTGTGAGGCGTCTACTACCGCTGTCAGCGCTGCAACAGCGTCTGCAACAGTCGTTAAGCACGGCCAAGTCCTTGTCAGTGCTTCTTCTCTGGCTACCAGCGCTGGTCAACGAATCCATCAAGGCGTTGCTACGGCGTCTGCAAGCAGCTCGACAAGCGCTAGCGCAGTCGTTGTCTTCAGTGCTTCCGCGACAGTCAGTGGCTCGTCTACGGCTTCAGCAAGCGCTCAGCGCGTTGCTGAAAGCCCTGCGCAAGCTATTGAGTCGTCTACGGCAAGTGCTGCCTCCGTCATTGTCGCAAGCGCTTCTGCTACCGCCACATCTACATCAAGTGTTTCGATCATTGGTGGGATCGTTCAAAGCGCAAGTGCATCAACTACAGCCGTTTCATCGACTACCGCAAATGGCGAAATTAAGTGGCAGAAAGAGTCGCCAGCCGTTGATAGCTGGTCTGACCAAGCCGCTGCATCCACAACATATACACAACAGCCTGATGCCAGCACTAGCTGGCAACAGGCAGCGTGAGGGATAAGTAATGGCTGACACATTTACCAACGATTTGCGTTTGCGGCTACAAGAGAGTGGCGCTAACAGTGGCCAATGGGGAACACTACTAAACACCACCATCAGCAACATTGC